GAGAATGAATCGCAGGTGCTTGACTATCTTCTCGGTATGGCGGATGTGATTGACAAAGACGAGCACCACATCATGATGAGCATTCTCTCGTCTTACCTCCAAGTCATAATAATCCATCTCGAGAAATTGCTGGAATCGATACACATCGCGAGATTTTTCAATGTCCAGATCCATGGCGGAAAGCATGTCGGGATGATGTCCATATTGACGCTGTTCTAGCATGCGAATCAACTTCATTTTCTAATTAAGAATCCATAATTAGAAAATATATTTCATTTATTTACTTTATTCTATTACAATACTGATGATCATTTCTATGTCAAATTCAAGCTGTGGCGGTGGTGGCACGATGCGCCAGGATATTCTGGATCATCTCCTGGCGTTGGGTCGAGGTATCGAGGCCGTAATTCTTGCACATCTTACGCAGCTCGGAGATCTTGGAGGCTTCCAGCTGCTGACGCAGGGCTTCCTGGATGGGAGGCGGCAATTCTTCATTCACAATCTCCTCGATATTCTCGGTAATGACATCCTCAATCTCCTCCTCGGTGGCAATGGTGGTAGTAGGAGCAGTCACCGCAGCATAGGTGGCCTTCTCCTCGGGTGTCAATTTGCCCCACATCTCCCCGAGCCTCTTGGAGACATCACCAAACTTCATCTCTGGTGACTCCTTCTTGATAGAATCACGCGTCTTGGCACAAAAGGCCAGATACGCACTCACCACCTCCCTCTTCTTGCGAGGCGCATTGGTCCTCCCCAACTTAGTATTAAAGACACTCTCGGCAAGCTCGTTGAGCTCGTCGGGATTCACCGAGAACTTCTCGGCAATCTGGGACAAGAGGAGGTCGTTATGCTCCTTGATAATCTTCTGAATCGCGCTGTTCATGTTTCGTTTTCTTTCTTATCCATTCTCTCGATTCATTTCAGTTTCATTTTTTATTTTTACCGTAACCGATGCTTGCCAATACATTTACTGGGCAGCTTCGATAAAAATGGTTTCCCAGCCGTTTTGAGGGCGCGATAGATCAAGTCGACGCAGCTGCTTTTTTTCAGAAACAAAGTGATGGTCGAGGAGGACATTGGGGATCTGGGTGATCTCGGTGCGGAAATTATCGACAAACCACTGGCGATAGGAGAATCGAGTGAACCGCTCAGGATGAAGGATCTCGTTCTGGATGCTGAGCTCGCAGAATTCACGCTGGAACATCAGAGGGAAGCATTGGAAAAAGGCCCTGGCATTGCTGTTCCGTGTGTAAAGAATCTTATTTAGCTGCTTGGTCAGCATGTCCAGATTCTGATGATAGAAACCATCCAGCACCTCCTCGATGGGAAAATCAAGGACGGTGGCGGGATACTGTTGGTAATAAAACGACGCGGAAGGCGACGCAAGAAAGGGGCTGTCCGTCAGAAAAAAGAGATCGCCCCTCGACATGAGAAATCGAGGAAAGCGGTGCTCGTCGAGAAGCACGATCGGCTCCGTGATGATCTCCACAAGACATTTTTCCACAAGGATGCGATTGGCATCGGCAATGTCATTCGTAGCAGCAAGGATCGTGGAAAGGCTGCAGATCTTGTTTTTCTGAAACACACCACGGAGGGCCGCCAGGATCTGATCCATGACTGCATTGCTATAAAGGATGTTGTAATTGGCGACATCCGAGCCGCGCGCCGCCATCGCCTCCTCATCGACCCCCTCACACTGGTAGTTACAAAGAGAATACTCGCACTCTCGCGACCCGTCCACGATCCGTCCCGTCTTGCTATTAACGGGCATGTTCATCGCACAATCCCAGGACGATTCCAGGAAGACGCGCTCGATCAGCTTGGCGTTCCGCTCCTTGATCTCGGAACGATAATATCTCTGAAAATCCACCGAGCTCCTCACCTCCTTCAGCGTGGGATCGCGCTGCTCTGTGTCTCCCTCTTCCTCATAAAAAGGAATAGCACAATGCAAAAAGATCCTCACCTTGGGATCCACAAGGTCCGCGTGCGACTTGGCACGAAGGCTCCTCGCCATGGCCTGCGACATGTCTCCCATATTCCAGGTCGGCGTCGTGATGTGGATCTGGCGCACATTCTTCAGACTGATCCCCTCCTTGGTCTTACTGGTGCTCAAAATCACCTGGCAATAGGCCGCCTCTTTATTCTCTACATTATTGAAATAGGCAATCAGATCCTGGAAATCCGATTCGGGTGTGACCTCTTCGTTCAGAAGAATCATCCTCGCCTGCTGACGATCATAGCGAATCTGAGAACGATTCGCCACCAGTGAAAAATTGAATAAACTCTTAAGGATCGACATCAGCAACAATACACCGCTCCCATTCACCAGATCACAAAAGACATAGACCAGCTCGTTCGGATGCGCCATGATCTCCCCGATCAATCGTGCATAGGTCACAGAAAACTGAGAGAGAAGATCCAGCTTGGTCGCCTGATCCAAGGCACTAATCTCGGCGGTGCTATCCCCAAAATTCTTCATAAACTCCTTGTTCATCGTAAAATCCTGGTTCACAAACGCCTTGTATCCATCGTCCCCGATCGCACCGTTCGGAAAGACAAACAGACTGGCCTGCTTGGACTTGCTATAGACCGAGGTTTCCTTCTTTTTCTTGATCTTGCGAAAGACCGTCGCCTCCGTAGCCTCCGCGTCCTCCTTTCCAACATCCGCCTCGACACGTCTCGTTTCCTTCTCAAACTCCTCCTGGTAGACCTCGTTCTGCACATCCGTCGGATTCATGGTATTGATCGCCAGCCTCAGGCTCTTCATCGGCTCCTGGATACTTCCCATATACTCCACCTCGACGCTCGTCGTCTCGCGGCGCACATACGAGATCCGTCCCCGAAGCGCGTCCTGGAATCTCCTTCTCATCCCCGCCTTCCATTCATACATCTTGAGAAAGATCCCGGGCATCACCTCGCGTTCCGAGGCCACTTCGAAATATTCGTGCATGAAATCGCTCCTCTTGGGAAACTTCTTATCGTCCGGGAGCACCAGGTTCAACAGCGGCACAATCTCGTGTGGCTGGTCACGGATTGGCGTTCCCGACATGACAAGCAACTTCTTATATTTCAAGAGACCAAGGAAGCTCTCGATCGCCGCATACGATTTCTTGGCCTCGGTCTGATCGTCCGTCAGCACGAGATGGTGCGATTCATCCAGGATGATGATGCTGTGCTCGTAGTGGGACATGAACTTGCCGGCCATGATCCGGGAAAGCTCGCTGTGGACCGTCCCATAAGTAATGAATTCAAACCCGTCCCGCGCAAGGATCGAATTTCGCTTGGACTCCTTCCTTTTGGCATCAAGGATCGGATCCTGGATCGTCACCGTCTCCAGATCAAGCATGGCCTGAAGCCTCGTCGAGAATTTAAAGACCTCTCGCTTGTAATTATCGATCTGCGTCTGGTTGTGAGAAATATAAATCACCTTTTTATATTCCGGGTTCTGCATCCGGAAAACCTCCACCATGGAGATGGTCACCGCGCTCTTCCCGGTTCCCATCTCGTGATAAAGCAGCATCGAATCATAGATGGTCCACTGCGACATGTAGCGTGCGACATTCATCTGATGCGGTTCAAGGACAATCTTCTCGTCCATCAACACATCCACCGACGACGACCAGAATTCTTTTTTTTCCACAATCCGACGAAAAAAATCCTCCTCCTCCAAGGGAGGATACTCGGGTATAAAATCTTCCAATCGCATGTTTCTTTCTTTTTCTCTTGGAAACTTAAAATAATATTAATTTTTCTTCTCCTCCCATTCCTTATAGCGGCACATGTGATTGGAGATGGACACCACCCGATTCGGTCCTAAAATACCCCCCAAGAAATAGGTAAATTCTCCTGCCCCTATCCGGGATCGCAGCGGCTCCATGAAACGAAAATGATGTGTGGCATGCAGAAGGATGCGAAGGATCTTGTGTTTTTCAAAGAAATGATTCGAGGAGCGCTTCACGGCGTGCTTCCGGATCTCCCTCATGTTGGGATGCGTCATGAACCTGGGAAAACAAATATCTTCACAGACCACCGCAGTAGTGGTAATGGTGGATTCGGGCCATGGCATCATGGCAGTCTTGGTCATCTCTCTCACAATCTCCTCCTGGCGGCTCGGATCCACGATGCCCATGATGTGATACTCGATGTAGTCGCGATAAAGACGATTCATCGGATTGGACGTCTTTTTCTGGACCTCATAGATCGGTGTATGGAACCTCGACATCTCATGCGCGACCACGAACCGAGAATAATACACCTCGATGTCCACCCCGAGATTGCACCCGTGCTCTCGTTGTTGCAGCGCAGGTATCAATCCGCTCCCGACCAGGTAGCTGTAGAAGCGGATCGGTGGATGATGCCGAAACTCCTCCTTGTCGTCCACCAGCATATTGGAATACTTCTTCTTGAGCTTCAGGAACGCCTTGAGCTGTCCCATCCGATCAAATGTCTTAAAGCCTGTGTAGGAGGTCCCTCCGATGTAATTCATCAGGCGCAACACCCTCGAGATATCCAGGGAATTGATCTTGTGCTGCTGGACAACAATGAACAAGCCCGAGATCAGGATCGAAAGAATGTCCTGGTGCAGATGGATCTTGAAGGGTGACACGCGGACAAAATGGCTGTTCTGGTAGAGGATGTGACTCTTGCCAAAATCAATCAGCACCGGATAATAATCCGGAGTGAAACGGCAGCTCTTGGTCCGAGTATCGATGGGAATCTCAAACTCACGGCCCTCTGTGTTCTTCCGGATCATCACATTCCATGGATACAGGTCCAGATGGATAAACCCAAATTCGTTCTGCAGATAGTTCAATAAGAGGCTCAGTTGCTGGAGGATCGTCAGGAAACGCGTCACCACCTCCGCAGTCGGTGTTGTGGTCAGCATCTGCTCCATCGTCTCACCCTCGATAAAATCCATGAGGATGTGATCCTCCCAACGGCCATACGTGAACACCACCATCTGCAGGACATTCGCGACTCGATTCATCCCGATCTGTCCCACAAAACACTCATGGCCGATCAGTGACTCGGAGGACCGGAGAGGTGTCTTGACGCACAGAGGGCGACGGGCGATCTCGATCCTCCGGATGCTCATGCTCCGACTCTGTTTGAGGACCGGCGCCTCGCGCATCTTTTTCTGAATAAGGGTGGGATCCATCTGGCGCAGGAGGACCTGGAATGTCCTCGGATGCATGGCGCGAAGATCGTAAGTATCCAGGTCCTCCACACGGATCCCGTGATTCAGGATCACGTTGGATTCGATCTTCAGAAACTCGGCCTCGAGCGAATCCTGAAAATCCAGCATGTTGCGTCTCGGATACACGAGTGGACCGGTGCATGACGACGTGGCAATCAAAAGGCGTTCCAGGTAGTCCAGGATACCCTCTCGGGACAGGACCGTCTCGTAAAAGACACGTGCATTCCTTGCGATCGCCTCGCACTCCTTCTCATGCGCCTTGCACCACCGAATCTTGGCCCACAGGTCCTCCTTACCCCCCTCCAAAGGCACATAATGGACGTAGGGCAGAAGCTGGTCGCGATACCAGATCTTGTAGCGACACGGATACAGGAGGATCACGCTGTTCATACCCAGCTCCGAAGACAGCCGATAGGCCTCAGAATGCCCGGGAAGATGCAGAATAAACTTGTGCGACGCCTGCTCCCTGTAATCCATGTAGGACGCCAGCTTCAGCTTCTTGATAATCTCTGCATCGATCGTGTCGTAATAGGGAGAATCCGGTGCACGACGCGGCCTCAGATTCCATTTGGTGATCCCACAATCCAGAAACAATTCGCCATCTACATCCCGATGCTCCTCCATCGACAGCATCGAAAAGAAGAGCCGAGGATTGTCTCGCAGAGACGTCCCTAGACCGGTCGAGGCACCACGGAAGATCGCGGTCGACTTCTTACTGCGATAGTCCGCCACATATGGATCGGGAAAGGCTGTGTATTCCTTTCCAAACACCTTGGACGGATAGCTCACCCTCGCCCAATCCTCCCAGGTCGGCATCGCCAGATCGGCATGATCCTTGGTCGTGGTCATCCCCAGGATCGGTGCATACTTTTCGTGCCTGTGTGAGACGAGCGGTGTATTGCCGCCATAGATGCAATCATACGCCTCCATCCCCCTCCGATGAAGGATGGGAAAATCCCGCTTGTTGATAAAGAATTCGGCATCGGGAATCCGTCGCTCACGCACCAGGCATACCAGCATGTCATGCAGCGTCGGGATGCCCGAATCGCTCTCGGAGATGGGATACTCATAGCGAAGCAGCCCGTTGTTCCCATACCAGTGGTCCATCATGAAATGAATCTTGCTTGGATCGTAGTGATAACCAGCTCTGACCGTGCTGGCCTCGATCATCGAAAAGACACCCTTGGGATACTTTTTCGGATCCACCCTCACATGCTCCGACCACTCGTTCGTGTAATCGATCTTGCTAAAAGGAAGGAAGACCCTCAACTCCCCGCTCACAATCTTGACATAGATCCCCTTCTTGAACTTGTGAAAGAGGTGCTCAAAGGTCGCGATGATGTCGTCCGTCGTCAGGTCGCGATACAAAGGCGACATCTCTTTCAGGATCGTCTCGTCCGGTGTCCTCTCGTCGCGCCGGTGCGACTGGCTATCCCAGTGTTCCAGGAATTGCTCGTAATCTCCAGCAGTGAAGTGAGTCTGGCGGAAGAACTTGTAGCGAGGATTGGTGTTCTCACGCACCGCATTCTTCCCCTCCTCCTTCGAAGAAAAGAAGTCGGGCAAAACTTGGTAAGAGTCTGTATTGGTCATATCTGTAATATTTGTTTGCAGAGAAGAATATTTCAAGTGAGTTTTTATTCTTCTTTATTATAGTATTATTTCTCAGAAAACAATACTCTTAATTCATTTTTTCTTCCGCTATTCTCGTTTCTCGTATCATCAAGACAAATTTATCCTCCGAATTGTATACTGTCTATTTATGCTTGATAATATATACAAGACATTCGTCTATCGTCGTCTCGGAAAAATATGATTAACTTTTTTCGTATTTATGATATTGATTATAGTAAAATTATTTGTTACAAAAAAAAATCATTCGAATCCATTATGATACAGAAGAATTAAGCGCTGTTACAAACAAGGACATTAATTCGATGTCGGAGGGTATGGTAGGAGGAGGGTAATAAATTGTGGTCGAGGACAACAGGATTTCTGGATAGCCAAAGACCATCCATAGGCCTGTGGATGTATTCAGATAAATAGAACATCCGGTGATTCCATTTTTATAATAGGTGGAATCATCGAATCCATACAATGTGCGTTGAGAGAAATCTCGATTGACATGAGTAAGCGCCGTCGCGGTCGACGCAGAGGAAGGAGAGACACTCTCTATAGGGTAAGGAGCACCGGAAGGATATGTCGAGGACATCACTTTGTTGGAAAGGAAATACGACCAACTTGTTTGGTTCAGAATGCTCTTCCTGTTTACAATACAATCCAGTAATTTACCCATATCTTTGATGCTGGAAATAAACGGGGCATTACCTATAAAGCTGATACCGGGTATCTGATCTCTAGAATAAAATAAAGAACTTATGTTGGAAATACCGTCCGTCGGGTATTGAGAATTCCAGACCAACGGCCCCCATGGATCTGTGGATACCGTGCTGTTGGCGAGTGTGGCATATTCGGGAGAACATTTACACCCTGGCCATGTGCTGGGATCAGCTGGAACTAGAGTCTTGGTTAGCGAAAGAACAGGAGATCGTCGCCAACTATTCTCCGCCATGGAGAGAGAGGAGGGTATGCTATCCTGAAGAAGAATATAGCTTCGTGTCATTTGCAAAGGCTCAAATATCTTCTGATGGACATATTCAGAGAAATTGGAATAATTATTTTTTTTCAACACCTTTTCCATGACATCACCTAGAATTGCATAGGAAAAGTCATAGGTCGCGGGAAGTGAACGGATACGAAAGGGAAGCCTGTCATTGCTGTATGTATTGCTATTATACAGTAATGGGATCGTCCCATTTTTGGTTAATTGGAGGTAGGATTGCAGGGAGGTTGGTATTACAGAGCTTATGGACTCTCCATTGTATATTCTGCATCCTGGTGTTATCGGTGTCCCATTGACCAATGCCCGGTAGGCGATCCCAAATTGGATCATCATACCCAGTCCTTCAACCGAATTTTCGGCAAAAACAAGATCGCGCTGTGTAGTATTAAAATACAAAAGATTGCCAGAAGGAAGAAAAAACGCGTCATTGCTCAGTCCTATGTTGTATTGGAGCAGGTTCTCTATAGTGATCGTGGTCCAGTCCATTTTTTTTGTGGTATAAGAATAGCTAGCAGAAGAATAAGGAAATGCGGCTTGAGAAATGACTGTGATGGTATCAAAATAATCCGAGGTTCCAGAATATAACACTGGATCGATAGAATTCAGCGTTGTGGTCGAGGTGATCAGACCTTCTTCCATCATCTTGGTAAGAGCAAGCGTTGTCAGGATTTTTCCACACGAAGCCCATGGATAGATCGTTTCTGAAGTGAAGGGTTCGGATTGCGAATTGGCGATTTTGGAAGACGCGAATGTAGGACATTCCAAGGAAGAATACTCGCTTTGTCCATAAAAAAAGGAGCCTTTGTGGGGTTGGGATATCTGGTCCACCAACGATTGAACTGCCGGGCGAGAGACATTCTGACAATGCGGTGTCTCGGGACAGGTAATCGTCCGACGATCCGGTTGGACACCAGAATAAATTTTGATTCCTTTCATATAGTTCGTTCTCTAACAATACATAAATAAATAAATATTTTACAAAAATTGATCTTGATATAGAAACATCATTGGATAAAGATAAACATACATGGATCTTTATCGAAAAAAAGGAGTCCGGGCCTTTCATGGCTGGACCGAGGAGCAATTTTCCAAGCTGCTCGGAGATGCTGAAAAGGCCTTTCATGATGGAGGACAACCCATCATGACCGACGCCGAATATGATCTATTGCTGGATCTCGCCCGGAAACGATTTCCAAGCAATCGCGTCGACTTTCATCGCATCGGTGCCGTGGTGGAGAGGAGCAAGGTGAGGCTGCCGTTCCCCATGCCTTCTCTGAACAAGATCAAGCCCGATACCAGAGCGCTCCAGGAATGGACACAGAAATACGAGGGTCCGTATCTGCTCTCCTGCAAGCTGGACGGTGTCAGCGCATTGTATGTGGATGGCACGCATCTTTTTACTCGTGGGGATGGATCGGTGGGGCAGGATGTCAGTGCGCTCCTCCGCTTCCTCCATCTACCCAAGGTCCATGGCGAGTGCACCATCCGGGGAGAGCTCATTCTTCGCAAAGACCTCTTTCGTGAGAAGTATGCCTCGGAATATGCCAATGCTCGGAATCTGGTGTCGGGGATCGTGAATCGTCTCTGCCACGATAAGGAGGACGCCGTGGATCTCTGTTTTGTCTGCTATGAGGTCCTGCAGCCTCAACTTCCACCCTCCGACCAATTCCGCTTTCTCGCCGAGAAGGGATTCCTTCTTCCTAGACATCAGATTACACATGAGCTCCACAACTCTCTCCTCTCCGATCTCCTCCTGGACTGGCGCAAGAATGCAGAGTATGAGATCGATGGTGTGGTGGTGGTCGCCGACGGCATCCATCCGAGGACCTCTTCCAATCCACCACACGCTTTTGCGTTCAAGATGGTGCTGACCGACCAGATGGCCGAGGCACGTGTCCTCGCAGTTCTCTGGTCCGCGAGCAAGGATGGCTACCTGAAGCCGAGGATCCAGATCGAGCCGGTGGTGCTGGGAGGAGTGCGCATCGAATATGCGACAGGATTCAACGCCGGCTACATCCGGGATCATCGGATCGGGGTGGGGGCGATGGTGCGTGTGGTTCGGAGTGGCGATGTGATCCCACATATCGTGGAAGTGATGGAGCCGGCGGTCGAGACGATGATGCCGGAGCATAGGTATGGGTGGAAAGGAGTGGATGCGGTGCTGGAGGATGTGGGGGTGGACGAGGTGCTGGAGAAGAATCTGGCCTTTTTTTTCAAGGGCATCGGTGTGGTAGGGCTGGGTGCGGGGAATGTGGGCCGGATGATGGCGGCCGGATATCGGTCGATTCCCGAGATCCTCAAAATGAGTGTCGAAGATCTCCAGTCTGTGGACGGTTTCCAGGAGAAGATCGCCACCAAATTGCACTGTAATCTTCGAGAAGCGGTCGACAAGGCCTCTCTTCCTCTTCTCATGTCCTCGTCCAATCTGATGGGACGCGGCCTGAGCGACAAGCGGCTCGGATTGATCCTGGACAGCATCCCGGACATTCTCACCTCCACGGACCCACCTCTTACCAAGATGGAGAAGGTGTCGGCGATACGAGGCATGGCCGCGCTCTCGGCCCAGAATTTCGTAGAGAACATCCCCCGATTCCTTCGATTCCTCTCGGAATGTGGCCTAGAACATAAACTGCATACAGTGGCTGCTACGATGAGTCGGCCTTTGGAGGGTAAGATCTATGTCTTTACGGGCGTCCGGAATAAGGAATTGATGGATCGCCTTGCACAAAATGGCGCCACACTCAGTAACAGCGTATCTACCAAGACGACCGCCGTCATCGCACACAATGTTGACGAGGATACCGTCAAGCTGAAAGAGGCTCGACGACTAGGAATCCCGATCTTTACACCTGCTGCAGCAGCTGCACAGATCATTTAATTTTGTTCCATATACTGTCCATGCCATTTTTGACATTTCGATTGATCACACTCGTTGTATCCGGATGGATCAAAGAATTTTTGACAAGGTTTTTTTGATTTCTTTGATTGATTTCTTTTACTTGTAATAGTGCTACCACTTTCAGACTGTTTCTTGACACTCTTTTGTTGTGATTTACAGTTTCGTTCAATCTCAATCTGTGTTAGTAATCGAGTCCATTCTCTTTCCATTTGTTGTTGTTGTTCCTTCTTCTCCTTCTCCTTCTTTTCCTTCTCTATTCTCTTATTGGCAGCATCGATGGCACGTTTAAGGGCTAGGATATCTCTGTTCTGTTTCCTTTCTTGCGCTGCTGTATTTCCATGATTCCCCATCCAAGAGCCAGATCTGGAAAAGTTTTGGAAGTCGCACACCAATTTCGGTAGCATGTGGAGCAATATCGTGGCAGTTTCTGGTTGATCCTGTAAAAATTGAAAGAATTCCAAATGTTGATCGCAAGGAATCGCCAAATCCAATTTCCAATATACATATCTCAAAAATGCATGGAGATCGTTCATTCTTATTTTATTCTTAGATGGGAATAAAAAAAATAATTGTAATAATGATTTACATGGAGCATAGAAAGTCCAAGGTGTCATTGATGGAATCCACAGGGTGGCCGATCACACGTGGATGGTGTAGGAGACGGTAATCGTTGCCTCCGATGTTATACTTGTCACCAAAATAATGGATTTCAGCATCGCTCGCAGCATAGAAATCAAGGACCTGTTCCTTGTCCCATTCGGTCGGATAGATGGCGATCCCGACGCTACCACCGCGCACCACATCGAGTCCTTCTGGACTGTGGCTCTGGAGGAGGTTGAGAAGACGATGGATATAATGGTGCTGGCGATCTTCTTGAAGAAACATCTGGCGCTCCTCCTCGCTTGCGGACATGCCGATGAGCGAGAGATACACGATACCGGATCGTCGATCCACAAGATGACCGGTCAGAGGATAGTCCACTGCGGATAGAAAAGCGAGTGCCTTCTTGATGAGGACATCCACGGCCGGATAGAGCGGATGCAGCCTTAGCTCTCGCCGAGAGAGTAGAATACCGTTTCGATCATGATGGACACATCCACACTCGCTAAAGAAGTCCGTGAATAGAGGCCGTGCCGCGGCCAGCTGGTGATGGATCTTTTCATAGGTGCCTCCTCCCACTATACCTAATTCATAGCCTCTTGCCACGAGTCGTTCCAATGCCTCGATCATCGGTCCATCCAGTGCGCATCCTGAATGAGCGAGCGTCCCATCCACATCGAATAATAAAATTGTCTTCTTCATTCCATTCTATAATAACATTAGAAAAATGATTTCTGAAAGCTCGTAAACCAAAAAAAATAATGGCATTACCAGCGGAACTTTTGGACCATGTTTTTGATTTTGTGGCCGAGATAGATCTCTATCATTTTCGTTCTCACCTTTCTTCACGACAACAACAACGTCTGCGAGATCGTGTCGAATGGATTGTGGATCGCTTCCCTCCTCCGCTCGTCCTGATCTTTACTGGCATTGAAACGATCCTTTCCTTTCCGATACTGGAATGGAACGATCGGTTTTTGGGTGCGACCGGTTATATCGACCGTCTAACCCCCCAAGACATGACACACCCGGTGATGATGGGAGAAGATATGTGGAGCCGTCCCTTTATCGCCTTCCGAACCTACAAGATCTATGATCCAAAAAAGGAACCGGCCGTTGATGTATTCTTCCGACGATATAAAAATTCGGATCGATGGGCATGTGCGCATCATGGATCAGGATTCACGATCAGCACCATGAATATCTTTACTCGGGACGCATTGAAAAAAGAGGTTTCCTCTCTCCTGCTGTATGGCTATAATGAGACAAGAGTGCTCTGTTGATAAACGATAAAAATGACATTGTTTTCTGCAGAGAAAACAATAAAAAGGAATGGAAAAAAAAGGATTGCGTCGTGATCCCACCGACAAATTCTATACCCGTCCAGATGTAGTTGATTCCTGTTTGGTGACCGTCCGCCAGTATGTCACCATCCATCGGCATGACCTGGTCCTCGAACCCAGCGCGGGGAATGGTGCTTTTATTGGAGGAATCCAAGCGATGGCCTCTCATGGTCTCTTTTATGACCTCGAGCCCGAGCATCCCGCCATTGTCCAGCAAGACTTTTTGACGGGAGACTATTCGGATCTAAAGGAACGATTCCGACGGATCCATGTAGTGGGAAATCCGCCATTCGGTCGTCAATCTTCTATGGCGATCCGGTTCATCAAGAAATCGTGCGAGTTCTGTGATAGTCTGTCGTTCATCCTGCCGAGGAGCTTCAAGAAGAATAGCCTTCAGAGGGCATTCCCGTTGTCTTTTCACTTGGAGCATCAGATGGATCTGCCCGAGAAATCTTTTCTGGTGGATGGTGTGGAGCACGATGTTCCGTGTGTCTTTCAGGTTTGGATCAAGAAGAGCAATCCGCGTGCATTGGTGGAGAAGCTCGAGCCGTTGCATTTTGAATTTGTGGACAAGAGAGAGGCACAGGTCTCTTTCCGACGTGTCGGAGTCAATGCGGGTTTGATGGACACAAATCTCGAGGAGAAGAGTCCTCAGTCCCATTATTTTTTAAGGTTCCATCATCAGAAGCCGATCGCTACTATCCTCCAACAATTATCCCATGCCCGATTTGATCATGAGAATACGGTCGGTCCGAGGTCCATCTCCAAGCAGGAATTGATTGCTCAATTTAATCCTCTTTTGGACAGCCATTCTCCTGAATCAGAAGGATGATTTGGTGGCAGTTTTCAATGCTGCTGTGTGTGCACCAGAAAGGAAACATCGCGTGGATCACGGCCTGGACACTGGCCTTGAGGAAGAGAACAGAGAGAAAAAGAGAAAATCGGCAGTGAGAGACATAGGTCATGCATACCTTGGATGGATGTTCGAGAAACGAAGAGATCATGATTTTTATTTATTTCTCATAAATAAAAATTATCGATTATATTATACCACTATTTGGAAAAAGGTGCGGATGATTTTGGAGAGGTTCTTGATGTAACAGAGTGTATCGTTCTCGAATCCACTCTTCACTAAATGAAATACTTTGCTCCTCTGGCTTTTAAAGCTTACATCGTAACAGACCACACATAGTAGTTTGCAGTCGGGTGTATTATATCGAGGATCGGTGAGATACTTGCTGGCCCGATTGGTCTGTTGTCCACCTCCCCATAATGCGACCTGATTCATGCCAATAATCCCTCGCTTCGTCTCCCTGTCCTGTATACTCCAGTCCGGAATCTCCGAGGTCGGATTGAAGTCGCGCTGTTCTTCAAATCGAACATCAAAACGAGAAGAATCCAGGTTCATTTCTCTTATATGCTGAGCGACGATATGATTGAACATATTGCCTCGGAGATTCCCCTTGGTCCCCGGAGGCACTAAAAAATTAGAAATTACGATGGGATCATAGAGGATGCTAGAAATTTGTTCTTTGGCGACGCCGTGCAGAAGCAATCGCTCCGTCATGATCTGTGTCTGATTCTTGACCGCCAGAGATTCTTGATAGGTATCTTGTAAGACCTCATCGGAAATCTTGATGATCGTCTCATGACAAATCTCGCTCTGGATTCGTTGATTCACCTCTTCCATTTGAATTTTGATAGATTCAAATCATCTCTAGCAAATCATTTTTTTTTTTTTCAAATTATATTACTGGAGATGATGAAGATGAAGCGGTAAGGTTCTGCCCACACGATAAGCACGACCACGGATCTGGGTCTGCATGGCCTCGGGCATGGGATGGAAGAGGATGAGATCGGTGGCCTCTTGCAGATTGAGGCCCGCGCCTGATTCCATCGAATGCAGGAAGAGGATATTAAGGTCCCGTTCTTTAAAGTCGGTGATGGTCTTTTCACGGGCGTGCGGTCCTCCTCGGATCTCCCCGAATCGGAGATTGTTCTCGCGGAATGTCTCGCGAATCATATCGAACGTCTCTTGAAACGAGGAAAACACAATCACCTTGCCACTCGGATTTCCCAAGATGATTCGAAGGATCATTTCCACTTTGGTGGGCAGAACCTCTTCTTGGGGGCGGTATTCCTCATTCTCATTGGAGGAGGTGTCTGTATTGGTGGTGATGTAAATGAGGTGATCCGTGGTAATGTGCTTGCGGCAGAGCGGGCACGAGCTATTCTTCTGGAACCAACGGAGCACACATTCGCCACAGAAAATGTTCTGGCAGCAGCTAAGAAGGATTGGTTCTTTTCGCTTCTCCAGACAGATGGAGCAGGGTGAGAAGGAAATCATGGCCCGCACGCGATCCTTTAATTCACACAGCTCGTGATTCAATCGCGCCAGGCGATCGCGCCATTTTTCCAGCTTAGTTTCATCACCGATCCTCTCAAATCGCTCCACCTTCCATTCCGCCTGCTGGATCGAATCCCTCTTGTCCTTTTCGATCAGATCGTAGATATTAGAGGTCGAATTCCCCCCCAGACATCGCACCGCACCTTCGATGTTCCCACCAGAGATCATCTCGATGATCGATTCCGACAAGAGATCTTTGACCACATGAAAGACCGGCTGAAAGCAACGATGATAATGAGAATGCATGGCGGGTAATCGGAATGATTTTTTCACATAGTCGTCGTCGTTCTTTACAATCAGGTTCTTGTAGAGATTGTAGTCCATGTATTGCGTAAAGATGCTCGAGATGAAATTGTGCGAATAGCGATGCTGCTGCAACAGGATCTCTGGTGTGGCCGTGATGAGCCAGATAAAACCGGCAAGCACCTGCCTCATCGAGGCAATCTTGGTATGCGTTGGTTCGTCGTAAATGAACCGCTTCCATGCATAGCTTGGAAAACGCTCCAGCAAGGAGTTGTAAAAGGTCGGGCTACAGAGCACCACCTCATATTCGCTTGGATCCATCTGCTCCAGCTTCTTGCGGCTCGATACCACGACATACCGGATGGACGTCTCATCCAGCTCGTCCGTCCATTGCTTGAGGATCGTCGTGGCCACTACAATCAGGTTCGTGTTGATGCGCTTCAGCGCCAAGAGACTGCGCTTCACGATGCAGCCGTTGCCATAGACACCCGAGATAAAGGACTGGATGTGCTCCTCATTCGTATCCCATGGCATCCGATCCCTTAATATCAGACCGATCATGGCCGCTGTCTTGCCGTAGCCGGTGATGTCACCATAGATACTCATGTTTAGATCGATACAATAACTTGGATGAATAATTTTTTTGGATTCTTCTCTCGCCTCCATCATTTCAATCGCGGTAATCTGATGCGGAAATAAAACTTTTTTCATCACAAACCGTTTATTTTTTATTTTTTCTTTTTCCATTTTTTTCTTTCATAGACCCCATTTAAAGGAAGACTGGTCCTAGAATAAAAAAAGACGAAATCATGAGGACTTTCTTTCTGATGCTGTTAGTGACAGCAACGACCACGACCGCCAACCTTTCACCTGTAGACTTTACGGAATGGATGGCGACCTTTGATATTCAACCGACCAATAACGGGGAGCTGGTCTCATTGTTCTCGAATTGGGTGTGGAATAGCGAGTATATCCAGGAGGTGAATAACAAGAACCTGTCTTACCGCCTCGGACACAACCGATTTTCGGGGATGTCGCTTCTAGAATTCCGGGACAGGATGGGTTTTCGGCCTCTTTTTTTCCAACAAGAAGAAGAACGGACTTATATCCATGTGAATTCGTCACTGCCCTCTGCTGTCGACTGGCGCACCAAGAATGCGGTGAATCCTGTCAAGGACCAGGGCCAGTGTGGTTCGTGTTGGGCGTTTTCGGCGATCAGTGCCCTGGAGAGCGCGCTGGCCATCAAGACAGGCAAGCTCCAGAGCCTTTCGGAGCAACAGTTGGTCGATTGTGATACAGGGAGTTCAGGATGCAGCGGTGGATGGATGGACCAGGCCTTTGAATGGATCGAGGCGAATGGTGGTGTGTGTCTTGAATCCGATTATCCATATGTCGCCACCGATCAGTTTTGTGCGGGATTGTGTTCTCCGGCAGTCGGAAGCAATCTCACAGGCTATATCGATGTGCCATCCAATTCCGACAGTGCACTCATGGCGGCACTCGTCCAGCAGCCGGTCGTTGTCGCGATTGAAGCGGATGAGAGGTCCTTCCAATTCTATGCCTCGGGAGTCTTTACCGGAGCGTGTGGAACATCCCTGGATCATGGTGTGGTCCTTGTGGGCTATGGCTCTGAGAATGATGAGGACTACTACATCCTTCGGAATAGTTGGGGCGCGAGTTGGGGAGATCAGGGATACATGAAGATCGCACGCGGCTCGCAGTATAATGAGGGCCAGGGACAGTGCGGCCTTCTCTCTGTTCCTTCTTATCCAATCGTATAATTAACAATCTAAGTGATTGTGGAATACAAATAAATACATGAAAGAACAATATACGATACGCGAAAGAACCGATGGATTTGGAGGACAATATTTAGGATGCATGATGGGTATTGCCTATTGTGAATACGCTGGATTAGAATATGTTCATACACCTTTTTCCAAAATGGAAATGCATCAATCGAATGTCCATGTTGATCAGATCAACACATTTGTAGGCATTCCGGCGGGCAAGAATTTTGAACATGTCGAAAGGTCAGAAGTCGTTTGCACCACCATATTTAAGTCGGAGGACAAAGGATATTTTACAGACAATGTTAAAAAAAAAATTCGTGATTATTATTACAGCACACCAAAACCGGATATACCCTCGGTGGACATTGCGATACACATCCGCCGTGACGATGTTGATTCGAGTAATTTTGAACGTTTTACATCCAATGTTACCTATCAACGAATCATTGCGATGCTTCGACAAGAAAATCCAGATTACAGGATACACATTTATTCTGATGGAAATCTTGACGATTTTCTTGATTTGAATGGAGACGGGATCGAATTTCATCTCAATGAGAATATTTTTACTACATTCCATAGTATGGTCAAAGCGAAAATCCTTGTCGTGGCAAGAAGCGCCTTTTCTTATGCAGCGGGGATCCTTAATGAGAATGAACACATTTATTGTTTTAACAATTTTGGTCATAAACCTCTACCCGGATGGCATATATTATCGGAATAGAAAAAGAAATGAAACAAGATCCAAGAGGAAGAAGATATAAATAAAGAATGTTGACAAGAAAGGATGCAGAAGAAGTTTTACGGGTGACCTTTGGGATGCATGGTGGATTTCGAAAGGGACAGTGGGAGGTGATTGAATCGGCAATGAAGGGTAAGGATACTATGGCAGTGCTACCGACTGGAGGAGGCAAATCTATTTGTTATCAGCTGTTTGCGATGCTCCGCAAGAAACTGGTGATTGTGATCTCACCTCTCATTTCGCTCATGGAGGATCAGGTGAGGGGTCTGAGAGAAAAGGGTGTGGCGACTGGGTGCATGCATTCGGGCCAGTCTTGGGAAGAGGCTCAATTGGTGTATTCCGAGATGAAAAAAGCGGCGATGGATGGTTTTTTACTGTATGTATCGCCGGAGCGCATGGTGTCGGACGCCTTTGTCGCGTCCATAAAAGATAAGGAGATCGGATTGTTTGCGGTGGATGAGGCGCACTGTGTGTCGCAATGGGGTCATCATTTCCGACCCGAGTATGGTCGCCTTTCTTTTTTGCGGAAACAGAGGCCCGAGGTGCCTGTCATGGCGCTGACCGCATCGGCCACGCCGTTGGTGCTGACGGACATTGCGCGACAGCTCGGTCTGAAGAATCCCGACATGCACGTCCATGGATTTTATCGATCCAACCTCTATTACCAAGCAGAGAAATGTCGTGACGATGCCGAGAAGCATGCATGGTTGATGCAGGCAATTCATCAGACACCGACCGGACGCATTATTGTCTACACGGGCACACGAAAGGATTGCAGCGAGATTGCGGACAAGATCCGAGTCTATCATCGATCGGTAGGAATTTATCATGCGGGCATGTCGACCGAGGAGAGGAAGCAGGCACAGGATGCCTATTCGAGTGGCGAGGTGCGGGTGTTGGTGGCCACAAATGCCTTTGGTATGGGCATCGATCATCCGGATGTGCGTTTAGTGGTGCATTTTAGGATCCCGTCCAACATCGACAATCTCTACCAGGAGATGGGAAGAGCTGGTAGGGATGGCCTGGAATCCACCTGTCTGCTCCTTTATGCACCACGAGATAAGGGTCTGCATGCTCATTTCATCCAGTCCTCCGACGAATCTCAGGATCAGAAGCGCATCCATTGGTATCGACTCAACACCCTGGTCCAGTATGCCGAGATTGTATCGTCCGAGGAATGCCGTCATCGGAGCATCCTCCTCTACTATCGTCAGAAAGACGGGGGTGATCTTACCTGTGGCCATTGCGACCTGTGCCATCGTGACTCGACACGACGCATCCAAAATCCATCCATAGCATTTAAATCCAATTCCGTCGTCAAGAAGAAAAAGACCATTACGTCCATTACCAGCACCACCATTTCGATCAATAGTAAGCTTCTTACCGAACTCAAATCATGGCGACAGAAGCGAGCCCTGAGTCTCCAGCAGCCGGCCTATTGCATCCTGACCAACAAGACGATGGAAGAAATTGTCGCCCGTGCACCATCCACTCTCAATGATCTGAGCAGTGTTCACGGGATCGGCCCAACTAAATTAGCATCGATCGGTAAGGATGTGATTGCGCTGGTGCGTGCTCATTCTTGAAAAAAAAGTAATATATAAAATAATTTTTTATTTTTAAAAAATAAAATGGCCACATGCACTCAATTTCCTGCTTCTGATCCTAATGCACTGAATGGTTTCGAAAAGAATCTAGGTGATATCGCCGGTGGTTTTGGTGCCGGTATGTATACATGGGATAAGAACTTTCAGAGTCTATTGAATTGTAAATCCGTGTCGTATGATAATAAAGTCTTGGATCGATGCTACAACATTATGGACAATATCCAGCAATTAACCGCGCTCTGTTTTTATTCTTCTACCGATCCCTATATTGTCAATGATAAGGCTGATATCGCGGTTGTCTGCCCTATTTTTAACGAACTCTATACCAATGTCATTCAGTTCGATCAAGAGATTGGCAAACTATTTGAGACTCTCTATTTATCCTATCCTTCTCCTACCTCGACAATTACAGACTATAATTTTCCTCTGGACAGCAAGATGCCCACAAACGTCGATTGCAGTAGCATCACATGGCAGGTATTAAGTGACCTCAATCTCGGTATTGCTAATTATATCAAACTCAAATCGGTTGCGATCGGTGATCGATTTAACGCGATGTTTAGTCTGAACACCTGCACAGCACTCTCTCTGAATCCTCCCAGCGTCCCCGTTAGATCACAACCTGTAGGATTTTATGTATGCTTGAGTTTTAGCATTGTATTGGTCCTTGTATGTATTGTTCTTTTAGTAAAAATCTTTAAATCTAAAAAGAATCCTGAATATCACTCTATTCCACATCACTCCAGTCATTCTCATCATAGACATCAAAAATATCCATGGAAATGGATACTGTTGATTGTATGTTTGATTGCGATTGGCCTGTTTATGGGGTTGTCTATCCCATTTTCTTTAAATAGAAAATATAAGCAATACAAGATATGGCAGGGATCGGATCTTAAGAATATGATTCCCAATGGTAATAAGGCGGATTTCATCTTGTCGTCCTCACCGGTCGATTCCTATTCTGGAAACGATCCCACTCATGGCAGTCAGAGCTATATCAAAAAGGACAATGAGAACCTGATTACAGTCGAAAACAACAAGTTGTTCATCAGGGTGGGAACTTCCATCCCTGAGAATTCTTTCCAATCGCGTCCCGCGGTCCGTATGGCCTACAAGGAATGGATACAGTCGGGTGTAGTGGTGTTGGATCTGGATCACATCCCTACCGGTCCGGGTGTATGGCCTAGTTTCTGGCTGAATGGCCAGCCCGATGAGGGTGACAGTTGGTCCTCTCACGGCGAGATCGATATCATCGAGGGTATTAGCAGTCTCAATCCGGATGTTCCCAACGCGGATGTGAATCAAGGCAATACGACCACATTGCATACACAAAAATACCAGAATGACTCCAATGGCACGGATTGTCTCAATCAAAATGGTGAAAGTTGCAGTGCAGCTTACGACAATAATATAAAAACATGTGGATGGAATAAGACACAAATTTGTCCTTACAAAGGATGTCCGGTTCTCTTCCCCGCGGATTCCAAGAGTTTTGGTAAAGATTTTAATGCCAATGGTGGTGGCACCTATGCTTGCCGCCTCACGGAGGACGGTAAGGTGACCGTCTGGTTCTGGCCCCGTGGAGATTCCTCCTTACCCTCGGATCTCTTTGATGCATCTCCCAAGGTGGATGCATGGACGACCTCGGCCCCGACCAATACTATAAAATTCTCTTGTCCCAAGCATTTCCAGAACATGGCGCTCCTCTTTAATACGGCCATTTGTGGTGATTGGGCGGGCCAACAAAAGTATTTCGATCCCAGTCTTAACGTATGCCCGTGTATTCCCTATTCCAGTGCTGGCGCCAACAATAAGGCCTATGAAGAGGCCTACTGGTCCATCAACAAGCTGGCCATTATCTCGATGAGATAATAAATCTACACCGTTTCAGCGATCGAGACACGGTAGCGACGATTCACCTTTTCCACAAGACGGAGACGAGGATCAATGATACCCCCAGTCTCCATCTCGCGAATATCGGCTTCGGGCACATTAAGAGATTGTGCGAACGCCTTTCGTGTCAACTTCAATTTCAATCTCAGATCCATCACATTCTTCTGGATGGTTCTATTGTAGCGTTTGTTTTTGAATTCGTCGATATTATCAGCAGTCAGTGTGGTGCTTGTGGTATTGGTCTTATTCTTTTCCACAATTTTACGCATACCGGATGGGATGCTAGTCGTAACTTTGCCGTGAAAAACAATCGTTTCAAAATCTTGATGCTCCATTTTATTTTTTTATAAATTTAAAAAATAAATGCCGAAACGATCACCTCCTCTGGGGATGACAACAAGAAGAATGACGTCTAAAAAATCAAAATCCACAACCTCCATAATGAAAAATGATAGATTGGGTGCGGGAGGTTTTGGTGAAGTATCTGGCAAGAATTATGAGGACATTATGCAAGAGATACAAAAAAACAGGGGTGTGTCCCATCGACAAATCCTTGTCAAGAAAACTTATCACCACCCGACTGATCTTCAACAAGCTATTCTAATGGATGAACGCGTCCATAAGATTGATCCTGAAAGAATCTATCTGCGCTCACCCATCGATTTTCAACATGATAAAGGCACGGAGAGCCAATACCTCTATATGCGCAATCAGGGATATTCCTTGAATGAGGCGAACCCCGATTCGGAGATAGTTTTTCGCGGATTGATGGCATCCTTTTACCAATTATTGATCGGTCTTGTTCTGCTTCAGAATCATAAGATGGTTCACGGTGATATCAAAGACAGCAATATCACCGTGGACGATCGTTCTCCAGAAGAAGCTCCCTATAAACCCTTTACACTCGGTCTCATTGATTTTGATCTCCTTGCCGATACAACCATCAAGAAAGAATTCGATGCATTGAAACATCCGAAACAACCCTATTTTTTACGCCCCCTCGAATTATACTATGAACCCTCTATCAAGAAATTTGTAGTATATCCGATACAGAAAGATATCAATGAATACCAACGTCTCTTATATTATGCACAATCGATCATGTCCATCTATCGCCGTTCCATCATTCCTATGGTCAAATATATATTTCCCTCTCTTACGGACAATGAAAAACAATGGATCCGGCACACCATCCTGGGTATCATGGCGCGCATCAATTTTCCCGATCACGCAGAATTGGACCATCTTTTAACGGGTTTGGTGCAATATATACATAATGCCGAAACTAATTATACAAAAGATCAGATCGCCGACATTAAATTTATCTCCTATTATTGGAAAATGTTGGATAAAATAGATCGTGCAAAAATAACCAGTATTCCTTATCTCGATGCGTTCTGGAAGATGTATAGAGGATCCTACAAGAAGTTAAAAAAAGACTGGACCAAGATCGATACCTTTGGATTGGGACTCGTAGCTCAAAAGCTGTTATCATCTTCTCATTCTTCCTCTGTGATCGGTCTCTCTCCTTTCCTATTGTCCATGGTCCATCCGGATCCATCCAAGCGTCTGAATGCCAAACAGGCGCTCCACGAATGGCTGAACATCATGCGAGTTTATGATTTGTCACAATACAAAAGAATTCTTCGTGAAATTGAAGCTAATAAAAATTTGGAGGTAGAACTACCCGATCTACCTCCCACTACCAAACGAGTAAAATTTTGATGCAAATAAGACATTACGGAATTGTTTCGCAAATAATATTATTCACATAAATGGAGGGTTGAAAGTATTGTCGATGGATCGCATGGCATCGCGCCTGTCTTTCCGTGACATCCTCTTGTTGCCATGAATCAAGGAGTTTTCGGACCACTTCTTCAATTGTCCTACCACGAATCACCGCTCTGTCCCAATCGATCTTCGACTCATACGGTAGCTGCATATCTGTATCGATGTAGAGCGGGATACGACCGACGGAGAGTGCCTGGTAGAAACGCATGGTGAAATTGCCAGCACCACGATTGCACATGGTATAATGACAGGCATCAAGATTTTCTTCAAACTCTTTTCGGACGACCGTCTTGTCCAATCCACCTCCCCAGAACGAATCTCTACGAATGAATTGGGTCTCGATATCAGGATGAGCCTCCAGTGCATCCAGGAGAGGCTTCCTGTCTTCCCATACCGCGCCACAAAAGCCCACTATTGGTTTTACCGTGTGCGGTTTGGGACGAAATTCCTGGTGACTCAGCTCTTCCCATACAAAGGCAAGCGCTCGCTCTCGTGGATCGGAGAGGGACCGATAAAGACTGGTCCGGAAAAAGAGGACATTGGGAGGGACATCATACATGTCGTTATTGTCTGTGATCCACGTAGCAAGGACCGGAATCGACAATGATCGATAGCTATCTAGATACTCCTGATGTGTATCCCTTGATTCACTCACTCCCCATACGAATTTATCACTAATAATCAGATCCGCCTCTCTCTGGTGCATCACACGATGAAATCGATGTTCAAAATCAATATGTTTGGTCAAATGCTCCGGTTCATTCTCAATATAAAGATTGATCCTGTCATTTCGCCTTCTACCTACCGACCTATAATAAATCATCACACAGGCACTGATCAGAAAAATACAGGCGAGCCATCGCAAGATAATAAAAAAGAAGCAGGCTACGGACAGCAACAATAAAAGCACAATCACGATGATTTGAACAAGCGGCAAGGACGTGGTCTTTTTTTTATCAAGATGAATATCGACGACTACTTGTTGTTGAGGCAAGCGTGAGATTTTTTTCTGCAATTCTTCCATCATACCTCTGGATTCGGCTGTGATCTCACCATCCCTGGAAAGAAAAGAACGCAAGGAAGTAGGAGGTGGTTCAGGTAGTTCCAAATGGAGACAGAGTTGGATCAGATCATTTCTAAATTCTTCTTCACTTTGATATTCGTCGTGTAAAAGATGAGAAAGAGTAGGAAAATGAAGAAGGAGCTTTTTCTTGAGAAGAATATGGAAATGTGGTAAATCAGTCATTTTTTATTTGGAATAAATATAAAAAATACGTCATCCACTTTATTTAATCACCCTTCCACATCCGGTAGCTATCCTCGTCATGATGTTTGCTGGAAACTTCAAAAACCTCACCGTCTTCCAATGCAATCAATTGATGGGGTTGACCTCGTTCATTCGTGATCACGTTGCCTACTTCTAAATATTCCGTGTGTGTCGTCCCCGTGGCCGTCTCTACCCAGATGAGAATGAAACGTCCCTTATTGATATACCAGGTCTCTTTCTTCAGAAGATGATAATGCATCGAGAACCGCTTTCCCTTTTCAAAGCATAGGATCTTACCACAGTATTCGTCATTATTGACAAAGATGATTTCTTTACCCCATCCTTTTTCCACAATCTCGGAGGGCAGCTTTTGTGTCTTAGTGATGGAAAGAGGCGGCACCGGGAAGATGGTGTCGATGTGAAAGGATTTGTCATCATAATAGACGTCATAATCCGGCTTGCCCATCAAGAGATCGTCGTATTCCACCCCCCATTCTTGCAATTGTTGTTTTGTCAATTCACTATGATCCGTTCCTGAACGACTGCCTCGTGCCGTCCAGATGGTGATTTGATGTCCAGATGCTTTCAATCGCCGGACATGCTCGATTCGCTCGGGGATGGGTGTGGCACGGAGATAGTCGTTTCCTTCTGTGCGACAGATCGTATTGTCCAGATCCACAAAATACCTCCTCATATTTATGATTATAAGCATATATTGTTAAGTCAAGTTAGAAAAGATGAATAGACGGCATTCTTGAATTTATAAAATGTTGGATATCTATATTCATCATGATGAAACACATAGATATTGGGGAGTCTCTGCATCACCTGAGAATAAGCATAAAAAGATCTTGCATGAATAAATAATATCGCACATGTGAAAGATCGATTGGACGGGATACGTATCGTGTCTCTCTGTTCTTGATTTGTGTATACTGAAGCTTTTTTATGGGTATTTCTGGATATTGTGCAAAGATGTGCTGGAACGAGTTCTTGATATCCTCGTCAGAAGGTGTTCTGGAGAGGGAGGTGACATCATAAATAAGACAACCGGCCAATTCAGGAAGGAATTGGGGATTGTAATAAATCACGGGATATATCCGATAACCAGTCGTCAGACCGTGAGTTCGTTCATGATTCGTAACAAATTCAGCCGACGGATCATTGTGAAAGCCCTTGCATAATCCTGCATTCGGTTCCGCATAGGGGTTCAATTTCCATAATAGATTCTTCGTAGAAATATAAACATTGTGTCCAAGATTGTGATACAATTCAGGCAATGTCGTATATTGAAGATTATCCTTTGCACTCCATTTCTGCAAAGGGATAGGATACGATATCGGAATAATCGAAAACATAATCATTGTCTGACCCCTCCATTATTCAGTCATTTTTGAAGGACAAAGGTATGAAACACATTCTTGTATCAGGAATCGATCTCAACAACAGTTTCATATGTGTATGCGAAAAATAAATGTGATGATTATTTACATAACCACCAATCCAAAATATAATCAGGAGATCCTCTATCGTTTGGGAAATCAATACCAGGAATAGGATACGCAGAGGTTTCTATAGGTGGAATTTCCGAAAGAAGATCTTTTCGGATATAAGAACATTCCACGGTATTTGGAATGTCTTTTATCCCACCAAAATTATTCCCGTGAATATGACCAAGATAGAAAAGGGTATTTAACTTTTCAAGAATATCCGCCATTTCATCATGTGACATACCAATAAATCCAAAATATTGATTTTCTAAGAACTCGAGATTATGAATTTCGACGACAATTTGTTCAAAACATGATAAGATCTCTAATGGCACATTTTTGAAAAGTTCCCATTCATGACCCTCGATATCCATTTTTAGGACCAATGTTTTCTTACCTAGGTTACCTGTTTCTGTGATATGTTTTATAAAATTCTCAGAGCTACCCGCTTCTTTTATGAACCGAAATTGCGGATGAGTATCGGGTAATCCATTAATCGTATGATCATACATGTATATGATAGAATCGGAATGATTCGTAAAATCTTGCTCAAAAGAAACATCGTCACTAATTCCATAAGAAAAGGTAGAGGTGATCTCACTCAATCGATGGTTAAATAGAGGATATCCTCCATCCAATGTACGTCCAATACGGATCTTCTCCAATCGAATTTTATATGGTGTAAGCGCCTTTTTCAATCGATCCATTTTATATATATATATTTTATATTTTAAATCGATTTTATTTTATGGATGGTGTTGGTGGAACTAATACCTTTGGCATACTCGAATAACATCACTCTTCCGCAATACTCTCTACCCACAATCTGATCCTCAGTATAATCGCCGCCTTTGACCATAATCTCTGGTCGGAGATGTTTCAAGAGATCCAGGGGTGTATCCTGATCAAAAACGATGAGATAATCAATAATATTCAGGCTCTGCAGTAGGCGGCATCGTTCTTCGAGATTGTTGATGGGTCGATTTGGTTTGAGACGGCCGACGGATTCATCGGAATTAATGCCTACTACCAGAATATCTCCGAGGTGTCGTGCAAATTGAAGAAGACGTATATGGGCAGAATGAATCACATCGAAGCATCCATTTGTAAACACAATGTTCCTCGAGGTTTTGCGGATCGATGCTAATCGCACACAATCCTCGGCGACCCGACATCGAAGGACCGGTTCCACATAATCTTCAAGATCCTCCTTGGTCGGTGTGTAATTCCCCACATACATGACACCCTTGGCCGCCGCATTATTGGCCATTTCACAGGCTCGGATCATGTCCCCGTGTGTCAGAAAGGCATATACTAGCACACTCAACACAATATCACCCGAGCCCGTCGCATCCACCAGCTTGGACACCCATCGTCCCCGGATATGTGTCCACAAATTATTAATGTACATGCCATCTTTGCCACAGGTGATCACCGTGTTCTTGCATTCCAAGGTGGCACAAAGACTTTCCATCATGTCGCCCATCTCCGTCTTGCCCGTCATGATCTGGGCCTCGAGGAGATTGGGCTTGATGCAGAAACATCCCTTGTATTTTAAGAATCCCTTCTTGGGGTCAATAAAGGTTGGGAGATGATGCTGATTCGCCATCTCAATAACTTTACTACACAATCGATCGGTGATCATACCCTTGTTATAATCAGAAATCACCACCGCATCCCACGACGCTATTTTTTCATGGATGTATTCCAGGATCTGCGCCTCAAGAGAGGTAGAAATGTCATCCGAGATTTCTTCGTCGTGACGATGTAGAAGTTTATGACTTTCCGTTTCATAAAGACGCGTCTTGGTCGTAGTTGGTCGACCCTCCTCCATCCATAATTGACAATCGATCCCATCTCGGATCAACATGTTTTTCAGCATCTCGCCACGCGCATCGGCACCAATCACTGAAATTATCTCCACCCTACATCCTAAGCGTGCCAAAATCTTTGCAACATTCGCGGCGCCTCCCAATCGATTCTCTGTGGAGAGGATGCGATACACAGGGATCGTCAGATCTTCCGGTGCATATCGCGATGTCGTTACATACTGTTCCACATCCATCATCACATCCCCAATGATCAATATCTGGTGCTGCTGCTTCATATATATTTATATATATTTGTATATATATTTATATATATGTTTTTACTTCTGAAAACAATGAAACAGTCGCATTCTTAGCATGATAATTTTTATTATTTTCATCGCAGGATGGCATAGACGGGTAATTTCTCCACCATCTCCTTGGAATCGATGTCGCCGTCATGGAACTCATCGCCGTGCTGGCTGTATTCCACGACGGCAAAGTAGTGGTGGCGAAGACATCCCCTGAATTGAGACTCGGCATTGAACCAATAGGTATTCCTGTCCATCGTATCCCAATCGCCGTAATGACGGCAGACCTGACTTAGGATGTGTGCGTGCTGGAGGGGAAGGAGATAAACAAGATTCTTTCGCAGCGTGATGATCCACCGGTCCGAAAAGGTCTTGCGGATATGGGGGTTGATGATGGAGGTCTCGATGGATTTCTCTTGTGTATAGTCAGCATCGATGCTATTGGGAAACATCATGGAAAGGACACCGGCGATGGAGGAATCGTTCATCGGAAAAGAAGGCAATCGGGCACAGCGGCGGAAAGAAAGAGGATGCCTCAGGTAGATGTCGGTGCGCGTGCGCATCAATATATCCTCGGCGTAAAAAGGGGATTGTTCCTCGATGCACCTGTCCAGGAGGACATTGAATTGTGCATACTCAAAACATGATCCTGAACGATGCACCAGGTAATCGAGCCAGCTGTCCGCCAGCCTGCCACGATCTCGGTAGTCTTTGATCGAACAAACTGCCTCTCGCATGTGCGGATCTTGCCTATGAATCCATAGGAGCGATAAGGACTCTACCCCGGATTCCTTTTTCAATCGCATCATATCTTCCTCCAATCGCCTCTGTTCTTCTACCTTCCATCCCTCTCCTCTGCTCTTAAGATCACCGTCCATCCCAATATAGACATGGACATCGATCCCCTCCTTCTTTGCCGGCACGATCACCCGATCCCTCAGATTCTCCCAGGATCGCTCAAAGCGCCGATACTGCCCCGTCATGAATAGAATCAACCTCATTTTTCCCTTCTTACTTCCATGTCTTTAAATAGCATGCAGCAAGATAGAGGAAAAAAACGGCGAGAAGGAGAAGGAGATAAAGATGAGAGATGGACATCTTTTTGTATCGGTGCAATTCGGACAGAGACGAGATTCGCTTGCATCGCATAAAATCATCGTCTACGAGAACCGCATTCACGCGATCGAGGATTTCTTGAGAGGAGTAGTAATGGCTATAATGGCGGCGAGGATAATGATTGATCGGTTGGATGGAATGAAGAAAGGGACCCTTATAGCCGACGAAGCGAAGGGCGCGGCGCAAATCCATCTGAAGATTTTCGAAACTGCCCATGAAATCAACACAGTAGACATCGTTCTCATCGATAAAGTGACGGATCTGCGGCAGGAACACATGGATGTATTCCCAGTCTGTCACTGTATCCCGCATGGTCAGATAGTCTTTGAAGGAAATGTTATGGTTTGTGATGACCTTCATAAAATTATAGGCGGAGACGATGCGATCATAAGGATCCCGGATAAAACTAAACTTTTTGTAGGACTTCCATTTTTCTGGATCCATCCCGGTGCGTTGATTCTGGATAGGACAGCCCAGGAAGGATTGATAGACGCCCATTTTCCTCGTCCCGATCGGTAACATCTGGAATTTGAGCAAATAATTCTTTCCCTTGGGATCGGGTTGCTTCTCAATATGATCAATCACCTGTAGAGAAGTGGAATCACTCATGAATTCGTGGCGATTATGTCGACTAAAGGCATGAAAGGTGAACCCATAGATCGCCAGGTTGGTGCGCACATAAGATCCTCCGGATTTGGGATTGTGGATGTAAATGGCCTTGAGATCGTGATTAATAGACACCATGAATACGGATATTTCTTTTTCCAAAGAAAAAAAAATTTAGAATAGAATAAAGAATGGATTGAATTATTTTGATACGATCGTAACCTTGCAGAAATATCGTTTATTGAAACAAATGCTTGAGATATACACAAGATATATGTGTATATCTCATACTATCCCAAAACAAGTCCAGACCTCTGTAAATGTGATGGAAAATCTACTAAATCAGTTGTTAGAAAATCAAAAGACGGTGACAGACATTGCGGAAATACTCTTGATTGGACAATCAAAGAATAAACAAGATCTTGAAAAAATATTGAATGAATTTCTGGAAGAATATTGGAGACCCATGCAAATATTGAACTCGAGTGTCCAAATGCGGAATACACAACAACAACAACAAAATTTAGAAACATGGAATACTCGATTACTAGATGTCCTGGCCAAATATACAAGAAAATTTGATCAGGGCACTAAACAACAGACACCATCCACAACTCGTCGTTATAGTTCTCTCCGTCCCATTGCAGACCTGGTTCAACATATGAATCTTCTTTCTTCCCAATCCTTTATAAGAATGGTGGAATGGATGGAAAAATGTTCCGACGAAGATCTCAATCGTCTCGTCGGAAAACTTCTAATGCTACAAAAAATATATGCGAACCCAGAGAGCACGGAAGACGATATAAATACAATGATTCAATACAATATACTAGACAGGACTCTACCGGACGAAATAAAAAATAATCAACAATTCAAACAGTTATTGAGAAAGATTCTACAGCAGAAGCAGAAGAAGCAGAAGAAGCAGAACCATGGCGTTGTCCAAGAAGACCATGGCGTTGTCCAAGAAGCAGAGACAAATAAATCATGGTGTGTTTTACTCTGATGGAAGACGGGTCATGGAGAAGGACGGAAGATCCTCGTCGCCGATGGTGGCGGTCACCTGGATCCGATCCTCCTCCAGGAACCGGATGCGGAGCATGATCCCGTGGGTCTTTACACTTCTGATATAGCGCACGTATTTAGCATACTTTGATAGGTTATACCAATCGGCGGGTTTCTTGTGAATGACAAGGTTCGAGAGCCTCATGACCATGGGATCTCCTTCTTCCCATTCATGATCCATGGTCATGGAACTCCCTCGATCCGACACGCTCGTCACCTTTTCTTTGCTGAATTCGAAGCGCTGATGGGGAGATTGTATCGGCTTCCATATACCCCCCAAAAGAAAGGGATGGGCGAGCACCAATAAAGGCATCAGAAAAAAACATCGACCATAAATCCTCATTTATGTTTTTCTTTTTTTTCTTTTACACCTTTGAACATTCAAAACGCCGATAAATTTATTGGTTTAAGAACATCCATTATTACATATGGTGAAATAAAAACGTATAAGTATGAAGACGATGAAGAAGAAATCCGCTATATGGGAGAAGGAGATTGAGCAGGAAGAACTTATTTTTAGGAGACACAGCCTCAAGACAACGAGTGAAGAAGAATGGCGATTGTTCTTAGTAGATTATATTTCAGTCTATGAAGAGTTGTGGCGAGTCAAGACGACCAAGGCCTGGGGACGAGAACGATTCCGGGTCTATACACTGAAAAGAAAGACTTTGGACAAGTTCTTTGGATCGATGAGAAAGAGAGGAGAAGAAAAACCGGTGATTGCCTATGGGGCGGCCAAGTTCAATCCTAACTCCAAGTCGGAATTATCAGCACCGACAACCTTCTTATCAAAGAGGTGTGCGAAACACTATCCTACAATCTATGTGGATGAATATAATACGACCAAGGTATGTCATAGAGGATTGCGATGGTGTAGTTCCACCAAGTGTCGCACTCTTGTGAATAGGGATCTGAATGCAGCCTTGAACATATTAAGGTGTTTTAGGAGCGGAACGAAGAGACCGAACAGTTTATCTCATAATTCTGGGGAGATCAAGGATAATTCGAAGAAAAAGAAATATCTGAGATGGAATTGACGAGGCGAGAGAAAGGCGGAAGGATTTCTTTGAAAAAAGAAATTCAATAAGCTATACATACTTTGAAAATCGGTGTTTTAAATATTCAAAGTATGTATAAATGAGAGGTAAATGTATTTGTTGTTGGTTAACAACATTATCTCTTCCAGTGAGAGAAATAAAACCACGTCTTCAAGGACTTACCTTTGTGATAGATACGGGAACACCTACATATCATTTCAGAGACGTTATACAAAGTCATTCTGAAATAATAGATGGGGTGAAATTTGGTTGGGGAACATCTCTTGTTACTAAAGATATGCAAACAAAGATGGATATACTACGTGATGCTTCAATACCCTTTTATTTTGGTGGAACTTTATTTGAAAAATATGTGTTGGAACAAAAATTTCAAGACTTCAAACAACTTTTACTGAAGATGGGTCCAGATTATGTTGAAGTCTCCAATGGATCAATTGATTTATCGGATTTTGAAAAGTCGCAGTATATCGCAAAGCTCGCCAAAGATTTTAAAATCATTTCTGAAATAGGAAACAAGGACAACGACAAATCAAAATTAATAAAACCACATGAATGGGTAGATGCCATTCGTTCTGATTTTGATTCTGGAGCCGAATTAGTCACGTTGGAAACACGTTCCAATGGTAATGGAGGGATTTGTCTACCGAATGGAGAGCTTCGTCATGATGTGATGGAACAAATTCTTGGCGCCAATATAAAACATGATTCTCTTCTTTTTGAGGCTCCCTCTACTTTATTGCAAAGTTATTTCATAAAACGAATCGGACCCAATGTTAATTTAGGGAATATAAAAATGAGTGATATTGTTAGTGTGGAAACCCTTCGATTGGGACTTCGTTTTGAAACGATCAATACGCACACAAAGGAATAGTAGATAGCATTGTCTCTTAAACTGAAATTATTCTTGGAATAATTTCTTTATATTGCCAATATGGATTATAATCTAATCATACATTTTCATCTTTTTTTTTACCTTTAGATGAAAATTCACGAGACGCCGGAGCGTCTGATGACGGAAGGTCGATTGATGGAGATACGTGACTACCTCAAGGCCAAGAATTGCAAGACGAGCTTCCGGACGCGAGAAGAAGCGAGAGGATTTGTTCGATCGCTCTTCTGGACCGAGACCTTTCCATGGAACGAGGATCAGAAGCAGGTGCTGGGAGGCGAGGAGCATCGAGAGAATGTCGTCCAGGGCGTCTTTGGATCCGGCAAGACCACCATGATGATTGGCTTGTTTATGCGGCGCGTGCTCTTTGGCGACCTTCCTCCGGATCAGATCCTCTTTTGTGCCTTTAACATCTCGATCCGCAATGAGCTTCGGAAGAAGACAAGGGTGCTCAAGACGAGGCCGATGGTCCGCACCTTTGATTCTATGATCTACCAGGTATGTGCGGCACAGGGTATGGAGGATCTGGACAAGCCGGATTACGAGGGTCGAAGGCAGTTTGTGGAGAAGTTGTTGGCGGCATCCAAGCACGACACGGTTATTGAGAGTTGGACCAAGATCCGTTTGGTGTTGGTGGACGAGGTGCAGGATCTGGATCGCACTGCCTATGATTTTTTCAGACGTTTGTTTCCGAATGCCCGGTTCTATTTCTTTGGGGACGTCTTTCAGTGCATCCAGAAGGAGCCACGTAGCAGCCTCCTCTGGCACCTGCTCCGTCCCGCCGACGAGCGGAGGATTTATTTCATGAAAAAGACACCACGTGTCCCCACCAACATCCTCATGAGCATCCAGGACGCACTGGTCCATCATTATCCGGAATATACCGAACCGATCCGCGAATGGTATTCCTCCAACCAGCTACCGGCGACCGAGACACGGATCGAATGGGTGCCGATCGGTCATTATTCGGCCATCTTTGAGGAGGCGAGGCGTTTTCTCGCCGAGCACCCTCCCCATGAATGCATGATCCTCACCTTTAGCAGCGCTATCACCGTCCGGGGCAATATGGGCGACCTGAGCCGCTTCCGGCAATTCCTGGTTCGTGAGAATGTGCCAGTGAATCGCAATTACAAGTCCATGGACGCCGATCGCCTCTTCCTCTCAACGGTCAATTCCAGCAAAGGGTTGGAGAGGCCCTACGTCTTTATCGCGCTCACCTTTCCCCTCGAGCTGGCATTTGCCAATTTTTCCAATGATCTGGTGGTGAATCTCATCAGCGTGGGTCTCAGTCGGTGCAAGACGCGGGTGAGATTCTGTGTCCCGGTGTATGCGGATCGATTCTCACGTGTTCTTCATCTCTATCCGGACTGTCCGACGCCCACCGAGGTGTCCGTGACCAGTTTCAAAAAACAGCCAGCGACCTCGGTGGTGGATCGCCCCCTCGACTCGAATGGAAAGGAGGGAGTGGCGGATTATCTGATGCGCTCGCACTCGGCGACCGAGATACTGAGACAGGGAATCCTGTCCTATGCGACACGGTCCATGCTGCGTTCGACTGCGCGCTATGTGCCGACCACCCTCTTCCCCCCGGGCGATCGTATCCGATGGTCGATGCGCGGCGAAGAAGAGGCGTCCTTTATGGGCATCCTCTTTGAGGTGCTGATCACCTCTCTCTGGACGGGACGGTGGCCCTTTCTGGATGTGGGCGGGATGCAGCAGGTGACCGGGAATCCGATGTATACCCATTGCCGGGGCGGCATCGAGCGGCATTTTCAGAAGATTGCAGGCGCCTTTCGCATTCCCTATACCTCGGCCTCGGCCACGCACCGTTTCGACTCCATCTTTCTTTACACGGAATACCACATCCTGCTCTCCCAAAAGATCCGCGTCCATATCTCGCCGGAGCGCAAGGAGGAGATAAAGCGCGCGTGGAATTTCCTCTCGAATGATCTGATGGCGATCCGCCCCGATCCTAGCATCCTTTCTCATCTAAAACCACAGGTGAATCTCTCTCGACCCTTTCAGACGGGGATCGCGGACCTGTTCTATGAGAGCGAGCAAGAAGCCCTGATCTACGAGATCAAGACGTGCTCTGGATCGGATTGGACAGAAGACGCCTTTACCCAGGCCGCGATCTACATGGCCATGACCAAGCGACTGCACGGCCGTATCCGTCTCCTCAATCCCTTCCGACGAGAACTCGGTGAGTATCAGATCTCCCTACTGGCCAAGACGGGGGAGATGAATGCCGTGATCCTCCAGATGAATCGCGAGATGCTCCTGTGGAACCTGAATTGTTACCTGGCCAAATACGAGTCCGCCAAATCCTCGCAGCCCAGGCTCGATGTTCACAATATGGTGTGCGTCTCGGGCAACGTCTTCCTGGAATGGATGGCTCCCACCAAGACACGGATCGGTCTTTACAAGACCGTCGAAGAATATGAATGCCAGAATAAGGTCATGGTCCGCCTGGATGCCAATGAACCCCACCTCCAGGATCTGGTGGGCCTGGAATCCAAAGAGACGCTCGTGAATCGGATCCTCCAGCGCATCCGATTCAATCCGTCCGAAGACAGCAAATTCCAGATCGATTGGAAGGATCCCTTTTCTCAATGCGTCCTGCTCGCCTGCTTTCTACGAAATCATTACCAATTCCAATAAACAAAAAAATTTTATTTATATTATTATAGGAAGATCTAACATTATAAAAATAAGAATAAAAAATAAAATGACAGATATTTGTATCGTAACGGGTTCTTCTGGACTTGTTGGTTCTGAGTCGGTTCGGTTTTTTTGTCGTAAAAATTACAAGGTGATAGGTATTGATAATGATATGAGATTATATTTTTTTGGAACATCGACACGATCTGTCCATGAAGAGTTAGAAAAGACATTTGATCATTACGAGCATCTAAACATCGATATTCGTGAAAAAGACTTGTTAGAGGAGCAAGTTTTTAAGAAATACGCGAGCAATATCAAGTGTATTATTCATTGCGCGGCACAACCATCGCATGATTGGGCGGCAAAGGAGCCTCATACTGATTTCACTATCAATGCAGTAGCGACGCTTCACTTATTGGAATTGACACGACAATATGCACCCAGTGCATCATTCATCTTTATGTCTACCAATAAGGTTTATGGAGACAATCCAAATAGACTCTCTCTTATAGAGCAGGAAACCCGCTATGATATTCCCGGAGATGCTATCGATGAGAATATGTCTATTGATCATTGTAAACATTCTATTTTCGGAGCCAGTAAGGTTGCGGCCGATATTATGGTGCAGGAATACGGACGATATTTCAATATGAAGACGGCTATTTTTCGTGGTGGATGTATTACAGGTCCAAATCATCAAGGGGCGCGGCTTCATGGATTTCTGTCTTATCTGGTAAAATGTATCATGAATAATGAGTCTTATAATATCTATGGATACAAGGGGAAACAGGTGCGCGATAATATTCATTCTTATGATCTTGTCAGTGCATTCTGGTGCTATCACACAGATCCTTGTCCCACCCCCGGAGCCGTTTACAATGTTGGTGGCGGAAGAGAGAATGCGGTGAGCATTTTAGAGGCCATCGACAAGATTAATAAGAAATTAAATATATCGTGGTCGAATTATACGTATCACGAGGAAAACAGATCAGGAGACCATATATGGTATATATCCGATCTGACAAAGTTAAAGACAGATTATCCGGCATGGTCTATCCGCTATTCGCTTGATACTATCCTGGATGAGATTATTACTCAGAATTCAAATAATTAATTATTTTTTTCTTTTTTATAAATATAAATGATTATTACAACTAATTTGAAAGGAGGAGTTGGCAATCAAATGTTTCAGATCGCCAATGCCTATCGTTTTTCGAGAAAATTTAATATAGAGCTTTTGTTTCAGAAAAATCAATTTGAGGGTTGTATCCAGGGGTCTCATCCATCCAAGTATTACTCGAGCATTTTTGCGAACCTTCAATTTGTTGATGATATATCCAATAATAATAAACATATTATCACCGAGTCCACGTTTGAATATTCGGACCTGACCGACAATGTAAGGTCTTTGTTGGAAAGTGGTGGTGATAAAACGATTTTTTTTGATGGATATTTTCAATCGGAAAAATACTTTGAGGAATATTCAATTGATATTAAAAAATTTTTTAAATCACTTATCTTATTTTCTTCAATACTAAAGCCAGCGGCCATTTTATGACCACCTCCTTTTATGACAATTCCATTTTGTTTAGCGGCTAAAATGGCAAGACCAATATCAAATCCAAATATTGATCTGCAAGAACCTTTAGCAATTTTATTGGTAGATGAAATAACTATGGTAGGTTTAAGAAATTTTTCTTTAATTCGACTTGCAATAATACCAATCAATCCTTCATGCCAAAACTTATTAGCTACTAGTATTATTTCATTACTATTTTCTTTTTCTGCTAATAA